CGGTAGCTGTTCGACACATTCGCGGTTACTTACGAGGATAAGGAGAGATAGCAATGGATGAAAATTTATATCAAGTATTTGTCACAGTAGATGATACAGGAAAATTAACAAGCGCGGAAGTAGGACAATACATTGTCCAAACCGAACCATTCGATTTCTTCTTTATGGTGGATGAAGAGACAGGGAAAGACCTGCAAACCAATGCGAGATATTACAAAGTGGTACTCGTTGGGTTCAAAGCTTCTCTTGTGAAAGAAGAACCGCCTATCGAAGAAACACCTGAAGAACCACCAGCAGAAGAACCAACTACTCAAATAGAATGAGGTGAATAAAAATTGAGTTTGTTTTCATTAGGCGGGGCGTTTAATCGCTTTTTTCGTAATCAACTGAATGACAAAATTAGGGAAATGGATGAAACGACTACTGGTTTAAATAAACGAATCGATAATATTGTTGGAAGTACCGGTGATGACATTACTGAAATAGTGGATGCGAGACTCGATGAAAAAGGGGTGTTGCATCCAACTATCAAAAAACGAATGGATACTATCGGGGAATTCACCACATCTGAAATTGAAAATCTCAAAAAAGAAAATGCGGATCTTGTTGACCACATCAGCGCTACAGGAATCCCAACAAACGCATTAGGGCCAACATTCACAAGGGTAGCAACACGCAGTTATAAAGGGCGTACATTTGCAGTGAATGAACCTGTGTATGATTTAGGTGGTATCCTGGTAGATCCTACAACACAAGAATCCTTAACAATCCCAACGACAAATATTATTAATTCTGCTCAAGGGACCATAGAGATTGCAATCGTTCCTTTTACCTTAACAGATGGAATGCATTTTTGCCGGATTGATTATGCATCATCAGGAAGATTTGTATTAGCTGTTAATGCATCCGGTGCTGTTTCATTCAGTATCGGGGAAACGACCGAGACACCTATTTCAACTGCAACTAACACAGCGGTAGTAAAAGAACAATTTACAGCAGCTTTACGATGGAACGACAAAGCGAAAGCATACAGTTTATTCGTAAACGGAAAGAAAATTGGAACGAGATATTACAACGCTGCCACAAAAGGAGAATTTGGTTCTTCGATGTCCTTAGTCTATAACTATCCAGCAGTGGTAACGAAATTACGCATCTCACATGTAGCTCGTGCAGATAGGGAGTTGATTTACTGATGGCAGACTTATATCCGAGTATGACAGCCCTTGAAGCAGCAACCGTAAAAGGTGTAGATTGGGATATTTACACAGTCGATAATGATAACGATGTAATGATTTCCTCCATTCATGGTGGAGGTATTGAAATTGGAACAAGTGAACTGAATGTACTCGTTCGAGAGTTAGGTGGATATGACAGTTTTATTTTTGAAGCACTCAGAACGTCAAATAACAGCGAATTACATGTAACAAGCACAAACTATGATGAACCTACTTTAGTAAGTATGGTGACAAACCGAAAGCAAAATGTAGCGATACATGGAGCGAGTGGAGATACAGCGATTATTTATGTAGGTGGATTAGATATCTGTTTACGTAATACCATTTGGGAAGAGTTGACCAAACGAGGGGTTAACGCTCAAATCGCGCCTTCTGACATTATCGGAGAAGAGACAACCAATGTAAGTAATCGCACAACCTCAATCGGGTGTTGTCAATTAGAAATGACCACTCAACAGCGAAAAGACTTCTTTTTAAATGGTGATTGGAGTCGTGCAAAGCGTAGTGATCGAAGCAATTGGACACCTGTTATTTATAACGTAGCTCAAGCGATCGTGGCGGGTATCGAGAAAACACGCAATACTTACCAACGTGATCGTTACACCTCATACTTGATGGATTTCTACAACAACATCAATTATAACGGTGAAGACAATCAGATTATCATGAATGCAAGTTCGAGACGCGTACATTTCCGAATGTCTGTGACGAACGGTGTACCGACTATCACATATCGTAGAGGTGCGGAATTTGTTCAGTCTATCGCTAGTGACACCAACGGTATATTAATCACCTTCAAAAACGTACCGAACGGAACCATACCTTTCTATACGATTGAGTATACAAGTTCTCAAGGTCTTCAAATAGATGCGGTCAAATCAATCGGCTATGACTACGCAAGGACAGCAAGTAATCAGTCGATGATTATCGGTTTAAAAGAAACGCCTAGTGCTAGTGTGGCACATACTCCATTAAGCGCAATTATTAACGGAGTGGCAGAAATAAAGATTGACCTATAAAACGCCTAGAGCGTTATTTTTTATGCCCTAAAAGGAGTGATAAACTTGAAATATAATTACGAAGAAATAGGTAATGGGTGGGGCTTGAAGACACGAAACATCATCAATCAAAACTTAAAAAACATTGAAAGTGATATGAAAGAGGTTAGTGGTCGCGTTGATAATATCGTCACAGAAGGCGGTAATAGTAATCTTGAAATAGTAGATGCACGTGGAACCTATACCACATTAAAAGAACGTCTTGATGATACACAATCCGACTTACAAGCAGAAGCGGATAAAATCGGAACTTTACAGACGAGTATAAACGACAATACTTCACAATTAGCAAAAATGGCGAATAAAATGGAATGGGTAGATGTGAAAGATTTTGGTGTAGTGGGTGATGGAACGGACGAAACAACCAAACTATTAAACGCTTTTACCTACGCCTTACAAAATAACATTCCGGTTCAATTAGGTGTGAAAAAAGAGTACAATATTACAAATCAAATGAAGTTAGAACTAACAACAGGTAAAAAGTTATCCATTAAAGGAAATGGTTCTACAATCAAGTTCACTGGAAGCGGTGTAACCGGAATCCAATCTATGTTAGAAATCACCGACAATAGTACTACTAACTTAACAAGTACAATTATTGAGGTTGATGAATTAACTTTCGATGGTATTGGTGTACCTGAACAATGGGATGTAACTGTGTATGCCAACTTAAAACAACTATGGGGTTTAACACTACGTGCTGATACTATCCGTTTAAATAATGTGCAATTTAAAAATCTTTATGGTTATGGAATTAAAATCAGAGGATACCAAAATATAATTATTGATGGTGTCAAAGCTGAAAATGTGGGTGGCTGTTGGTATACGAACGATACTTACGATGCGTTTGGTGATGCGATTTATGTGGGCGGTGGTAAACAAACAACCAATGAAACAACAATTAATAATGTTCACGTTGTTGGTTATCCGTCTGACAGAGTAAGGAAATCACGTATCGGAATTGCTTTCGAGAAAGACGTAGAGATTGTGAACATTAAGAACATTTATATTGAAGGCTATAACCGTTCTATTCACATTGAAAATTGTCCGAACATCATTTTTAATGGTATTAGTCTTCAAACAAGACGATCTGACGTACACACCTATATTCACACAGGTTATAAAACGTTTTCAATTGATTCATGGGATGCTGAATGTACATCTGGTGGTGCTTATGGGGGTCGTTCGGGATTGATTGCATTTGATACCATCACAGACTCACCTAGAAGTTGCAAAATTAAAAACGGGAAAATTAAAATTATCAATGATGTCGCTACGAATTTTCTTTCTGAAAAGGTTGTATTTGAAAATACCGAAATTATAAATAATGGTGGACGACAACAAATTTCGGGTGGAGATATAATTTTAAGAGGTGGAAGGGTTGAAGGGAAAGCTTTAAGGATATTTGCAGGATTGCTTGAAACTCACGGATGTAATACAGAGGGTAAAGACACAAACCCTGTTATAGAAGTTGAGTACAGCAGTTCTAAAGGTCGGTTACTATGGAATGGTGGCATCATGAAAGACAGTCGTATTCATTTAATTAATGTTCCATATGCTATGTTTAATAATTTTACCGCCATTGAAACAAAGAATTATCAATATAGCGCAACTTGTGTATTTATATCTGATTTTGCTTCTAAAGCATTCGTTAAGAATGGAACATTAAAAACCACAACAAACGATGCTTCTAAATTCGCCTTTGCAGATTCGCGAACAGTTTACACAGGGGATAGTTACAAAGTGTTGATAGATAATACAGTAACAAAAGTCGCTTCTAATGTAGTTTAATTCACACTTGGAGTAAATTACGCAATAAATTAATTCCTATAAAATATAGTTTTCGTAACTAATATATACCTAAATAGAGACAAGGGAGCTTAACAACTCTCTTTTTATTTTACAAAGGGAAAATGAGAACAGAGAGGGGGCGAACTTAATTGACTACATCGGAGGAAAAAGACGTGGACAAAAAAGTAAGAGATACCGTATTAGATACATTATCCATTATAGTCATGTTTTATATGGTCATCACAGGGGTTTGCTTTATCTTTTTAGGCAGTGATGAAATCAGTGACGAAAGCACATATCAAAGAATGTCAGACCTCATGAGCATTAAACTGTGGGGTCTTTTATTTTGCTTAAATGCTGTTCTCCACCTGCTTGCGGTGAGTTTAGAGTTCAAAAAGATGCAATATGGTTTCTTTGTCGCTGCTGGTCTATCAGGGTTGGCGTTAACTGTCCTTTACGCCGTTGCATCGTTTGATACATCAGCTTATAAAATCAACGCCTTTCGCTATCTATTATTTGCAGGTGTGAATCTGACCGTTGCTTTGAAGGGGGTAAAGGCGTGGAGACAAGAAAAGAATTCATAACCGAAATTGAATTATACAGACACACAGAAAAAATAAAAAAAGAGTTAAAACAAGATATCAAAGAGGTAGCATCCAGTGTGGATAGCTTAGAAAAAACCATACTTCCAATTACAGGATTTCTTAAAGCGATTGAACAAAACACCCGTGAAACCAGTATTGCTATTAAAGAGCTAACAAAAGAGCAAAAGGTACACACTGATAAATTGCACACTCATGATATTGCTATTAACGATCTACAAAGGGACGATGATGTGAAAATTGAGAAAGAAAAAGGAAAGTGGAATGTTATCGGGATTATCACAGCTGCTTTATTAGCAGGGGGAAGTATTCTTGATAAATACGGACCGCAAATATCTGCCTTCTTTTTTGGAGGTAAATAAGGAGAGATACACATGAACAAAGATGTGGTTAAACAAATTACAGCCTTTTTAATGGCGTTTCTGCTGTTTCTAGGCACACTTAACGTGAAGTTTGAATGGTTCACCGTAGATAGCATCAACGCCTTTGAAGCGGTACTCATCGCAGCTATTCCCCTTGTCGGTATCGCTGTAGGTATTTACAAGAATCATTATGGATTCACGAAGAAAGCGAAGGAACAAAAAGAAGTCTTAAAACAAAATAATTTAAAATAAGTCACTCTTCCTGAGTGGCTTTTTCTAATATAGGGGGAATACTCATGCAAAGTAGAAACTCAAAGAACGTGAAGGTAATCGATGTCTCTCACCATAACGGAACAATCAACTGGACAAAGGTAGCATTAGACGGTGTGAAAGGGGCATATATCAAGCTGACAGAGGGTACAAGCTTTCTTAGTAAGACAGCATACCAAAACTATTTAGGTGCTAAAAACGCAGGGTTACGCGTTGGATTCTACCACTACGCACATGCAAACAATGAACCGATTGAAGAAGTGGATTTCTTCTTAGAGAAACTAGGTAACATGAAAGTGGATTTACCACACTGCTTGGATTTAGAAGAAAACAAAGGGAAGTCCAAAGCTCAAGTAAATGCCTTTGCTCTTAAATGGATGCAATACCTAGAGAAGAAAACAGGCATCACGCCAATTTTGTACACAGGCTACAGCTTCATGGACAACTTCTCAAGCGCTGCAGCTAAGTATCCCTTGTGGGTAGCTCGTTATAGTAGTTCAAACCGCGCAAATGGCATGAATAGCCCAGGTTCCTCTACGATATGGAATAAGTGGGCCATGTTCCAATATACTGATTCAGGGAAAGTTAAAGGTATTTCCGGAAATGTAGATATCAACGAAATGGATCTTGATTTCTTCAAATCGATTGATTCAGGAGTTACAGTCATAGGAGACGCTAACCCGCCAAGCTCATACCGTAAAGGGGATTCAGGGTTAGGTGTAAAAGAGTTGCAGCAGAACGTTATGAAACTAGGGTACACATTACCCGAACACGGTGACGATGGCGATTTTGGAACAGAGACAATCGAAGCTGTTAAGGCATTTCAGAGAGCTAATGGGTTGCTAGATGACGGGATAGTCGGCCCTAATACTCTCGCCAAGATAACGGAATTGTTAAAAGCTAAAACCGCAGAAAAGAAAGAACTACCTAAAGTAACATCGCTCGGAGATAAGTATTCTTTCCAAGTTGTAGCAACAACAAACGCTGGTGTTTATAAGAACTCGGATTTATCTGATAAACAAAGAATTCTAACGAAAGATACTGTATTTTCTGTATACGGATATACCTATGCAGCTTACGCAGTTCCGAATGGATTTGTTCAAATGAAGGATGTAAAACCTCTTGACGTTAAATTAGTTACTGGTGGTTTGAATAAGGATATGGAACAGGAATTTAGAACGTTTTTAAAGAGTGTTAAAATTGATGCTGATTTGAATGTTTACGCATCGGGTAATCCTTCAGCAGAAATTACAGTTAGCGGTTTAGATTTGGTAAAAGTAAAACAATTCTTAGACTTAAAAGGTTGGTACTATAAATAAAAATAATATCTTAAATTACCATTTTTCATCCTGAAATATAGGATGATAGTAATGAAAATGTTTTAAACGTGGTATAATATTATTAAAAGGAGATGATATTATGCCACGTTGTTATAATCATTCAAAATATATAGGAGAAGTATATCGCAGTAATGAAGGTATTGATTTCCGTATTATAGGTATATCTGACAATAGAACTAAAAAAGGCAATGCTATGTTTATTGTTAAATCTTTAAAAACTGGTTATGAAACAGAAGTAGAGTGTGGTAATTTCAAAAACGGTCGAGTTAAAGATTATGGAATACCCACTGTTAAAGGTGTAGGATTCTCATATAGAGGATGCGATAGTGGTTCTATCGTATATAAAAGATGGAGTGGTATGTTAGAAAGGTGTTATGACCCTAAATTCAGTAAATACCAATGGTACGGAGGAAAAGGCGTTAAAGTTTGTGATAGATGGCTCCATTTTAAAAATTTCGAAGAGGACATAAAAAAACTTAAGAATTATGATAAATTTTTAGAAAACCCTCGCGCGTATGGATTGGACAAAGATATTATTGGAGACGGTATGATATATTCTCCTGAAACCTGTATGTTTGCTAATATGCAGGAACAAGTAAACGCTCAGAAAAAAACTCAACCTATAGTTGCTATTGATAAAGAAGGGAATAAGACCACTTATATAAGTATTAACGACTGTTGCAGACAATTAGGGTTACAAGACTCTAATGTACATTCTGTATTGCGTGGTGTAAGAAAACATACAAAAGGTTATACATTTGAAAGACTAGAAAAAGACCTACCGCTCGTTTGAGTAGTAGGTCTTTTTTATAGGTGAGCTTCCTTGGCTAAAAAAGCTACGTCATTTTATAATCCACGGTCGATGGATTGGTCATACATTTATTATATAATGTTTTAAATATCCAATCAAGGATTATTCTGTTACTTCTCCATCCCCGCCTTCGCCAGCGGTTCCTTCAGGCCATTTATACGTATACGCAAATATTTCATAGTTCTTCACCAATCCATCTATTTGAGCAGCAAAGTTGTAGCTATCCGTTTGGAACACCATCGAATTTTTAGGATTCAACATATCTTGTACCTGACCATAGCTCACACCTACAAACTTCCCTTTATCATTATATAAAGCAGCACCGATTGTCACATAATCTGTTGGCACATCTGTTGTATTCGTTACTTTCCCATTTATAAAAATGGTATCCTCATCATTATCTATGGATAACCCTTCAATCGGCAGCTTCTTCGCACGTTCATCTGTAATTTCAGGTGAGAACGTCACTTCTGTTTTATCGTAATCCTCAACAGGTGCGTTAATATCACCTTCCGTCATCACATATGCTTTCTGTCCAGGTTTCAACACAGTAGGTGATACCCAAACAGATGAATCAGACGAACCAATGACCGTTCCTTTTTTATCTAAAAACGCAACAGAGATTGTTTCAACATCCACTGTCTTTTTACTTGTGTTCTGAATGATCGAAGCATAATAAACAGAGTTAACTTCCATGATGTTGTCATAATGAGCGTAATTAACCTCATCCACCGTCTTAATTTTAATCTTCGCATTCTCTTTTGCTTCTCGTTCCTCTTCAGCTTGTTTCGCATCAAAGTAATTCTTTACAGCTTCTTGTTTCGCTTCTTTGGTATCTTCCTCTTTTGACACTTGATTTCCACAACCAGCTAATAACAAACCACATGATAACAACGCGATACCTGCTACTTTTTTCATATTTTTATCCCCTTTATTTGCTTATAATGACAAATTTTATTTTATAGATAAAAAGAAAACATACAAGATACATGTTCTCATATGCTCGGAATAGGGCGCGAAAGGTGCTAGTTATTTAAAATATCCTGTATAGAGTTAAGTTTAGATTTAAGTGCTTGGATTTCGTTTTCAAGTTCTTCATTTTTCCTTGTTAGTTCTTGAACGATAGAATTAGATAGTTCTTCATCTTTATAGATAACCTTGTGTCCATTTTCCATATCTCTTTGAATTAATCGTTTCATATACGTAGAAAAATACTTAGGTTTCAAAGCGAAGTCGTATAATTGTTTTTCCATCGGATCAGCCACATTGAAAGCTACTGATTTAACCCTTTTATCTTGCGGTAATTGTTCATCCATCCTTATCTACTCCCTTTACATTAAGACAAACTGTGATATAATCTCTCTTGTACATCTAGTGTACGTTCTTTGCTATGAGCACCCTTTGCTGTGAGGGTGCTTTTTATTTTACTTCTTCATACTTCTTACCAATCATACCCTCATGTTCGATACCTACAACAAATTCTTTCCCATCATATACAATGATATCGTTTTGATCCAAAATATACTCTGGAAAACCTTCTCCTGAATCAGTAGTGTATTCGCAAAAGTGTTTGGCTTCTTCCAACGTTTCACATTCTTCAATCTCTTTACTTCCGTAACGGTGGTAAATAACTTTATACATCATTCTTCCTCCTTTTCAAAATCAGAAAGCTTAACAGCTACACACATTTCCTCTACATAAAAGTAGCCGATATCATCCGATTCACTGGAATACGTGAATGACTTACCATCACCGATTCTTCGCAGTTTATCGCCTTTCTTTAACTGTATACGACTCCTAATACAATCCCTACTCACGTTTTCTTCGAGCAGTTCCATTTCTTCCACTTCAAAATCAAAAAGGGTTTCAACCTTTGCTATTGCTTCTTTTTTGTTGAATGCGTACACATTACCTTCATTTCCACTAACAGCTTTCCATGCGTAATAGTTCATGTTATTCACCTTTCATCAACTCATCAAAGATGTTTAATATCTTTTCCTTGTGTTCTTCATACTCTTTCTCTTCTTCGTTGCTACGATATCTTTCATGATCGATAGCCTTATAACCTAATTCATCCAACATATTGGATAATTCTTCACGCGTATGTTTCATTCTTATTCCTCCTTAGATAACAATTCAGGGTTTTGAAATACGTTTCCAATTACCTCAATCAATTTACTGTTTTTAAGAGATAAAATATCATCTTTAGAAAACATATATGGAGGGCGAGAACCTTCATATCTAATAGGTTTATAACCAATCTCTCCAGCATCAAATACAACGTAACCAATGAAGAATGATTCAGATGTTGTAGCGCCATTACGTGCTTTCACGATATCACCTTCGTAAATTTCTACGCCTTGTTTATCGTTTACTCTAAGGTATTGCTGATAAATAAAACGTCCTTCATTGTTTAAATCAAGTAAACGACTTTCTATAATACGGGAACCGTGCATAAACACCTTTTCTAATGTATCAAACATTCTGAATTTAATTTCACTCATATTTATTCCTCCTCATAGATATTCCCGACTACTTCATATTCTTTGGATTCAAAACCCATCATGAATAAATCGGTACCTTTTAAACGATACCCCGCTAAACCGTCTCCACCTTCATAAATTACTTCTTTAGGCTCCCAATCAGAGAATTTAATCAAGTCGCCTTCATAAATCTTTTTACCCTTACTATCTTTCAAACCTGTGTACTCTAAAGGAATTAAACCTTCATGACGTTCTGCGAATACATCTTCCCAACTGACAGCTCTAACTCCTTCGTATGGTCCAAAACTCCATCTATCTTCTAGTAGGTAGTACATTTCATTGGTTTTTTTATTGAATACACGAAATTCATGTTCTCTCATCTTTATTCCTCCTTATCTTCTATCCATTCCCAAACATCGTATATAGAACAATTGAGGTATCTAGCTAATTTGAACGCTCCAACCAATGTGGGGTGTGAGTTTCCGGTTACCCAACTACTTAACACTTGCTGAGTAACTCCTAAGTCTTCTGCTACTTCCTTTTGTGTCTTTTCTAATTCAGCTAATCTAATTCGCAATTTTGATTTTAACATCTTATCCTTTTTCATCTCTAACACTCCTGAACTCACAATAATATTTTCCCTCCCTTCATAATATTACCTCTTCCTTATATTAACAAGAAATTCGGTAAAATACAAATTAAATTTGAAAATACAAATATTTTTGGTATCAAGTACAAGCCAACCACCATACCATGAAGTATACCAACCGACAAGGAGGACGAAAGCATGACTGAATTTGAAGAGTATTTCATGACAATGGTACGTATGGCTGAGTTTCGAATTATAGACCTTATAAGGTTAATGATTGATGACTTAGATAATGACCGTGACATTTCAGATGACGAATACAACAGAAGGATGGAAGTTATCTCTAATTTCTTGGGTGTGTTTTACGATGCTTAAAGGGTTCTTCGATGGATTATCCGAACACCGCCAAAAACAAGCAAGTCAAAGGGATTACGATTACTTGGAGCAAACGCCATATTTACACAGTTCAGACTACTTACGCAACTTATACAATCGTTCCAGTAATGACGATCAGCGTTTTCAGTTAATGGAGTATATGGAAAGATTCGAAGTCACAGATAAAGAGTACAAAGGGTATCACAACTTGTATCAAAATATAAACAGCTTGTACGAAGAAGGGGAGGAATAAAGATGATTACAGTATTAGGGACAGGTGCAATTTTTATCGGGTTGGCGATTGCTGAGAAGAAAGGTTGGCTTGAACTAGATTCGGAGAAAGTGGAAACAGTTATCAAAATTGGAATGGGTGCTGGAATAACGGGTAGCTTGTTGTATTTTATCTTAAAGCTCCCTGGGATGTTTTTATAGGTATGACCATTGGAAGTCTAGCATGGTATTTTAACTGGTAGTATCAAAATGTTGCTGTATCAAGGGTTTATCCGATATTCGTCCACCATCAACTATTTACCTTTCTCTCCCCACTCTTTTTCCAACATCAGTGCAGAAAACGCGGTGGCGACAATTCAGAAAATTAAAAATGAAGAGGTGCTTTTATGATTGAACTTTTATTTCCTGCTGCTGTATGCGGTCTAGCTGTTGTATTTGGAAGGAAGAAGAAACCAACCGATAAAGATCAAATTGATTTAGTGTTTCGAAACTTGGGTGTAGGGGGCAAAATCGGCACGGAAAAACAAACCTTTGTATTCCCAAAACTGATTAATGAACACGCTATAGAGAACGGGCATGAGTATGTTTATGGTACAACAGTCGGATTACCTGACAAAACGTTGAAGCCGTTAAAAGAGGTGTTGTCCTCTACATTAAATAAACCGATAAAATTAAAGTATAAGAAGTATTTAACGATTACGGTGTATGATATCGAAATGCCTGAACTTGTCCTGTATAAGGATATACCGGATAAAGAAGGGTGGGTAGTGCCGTTGGGTAAGAATTTAGAGGGGTGGCACTTCCACGACTTCGATAAAATCCCGCACATGGTTAAAGCAGGAACAACGCGTTTCGGGAAAACACAATCCATAAAAAGTATGATGACTTATTTAATTGAGCATAAACCGGAAGATGCGGAATTTATCATTATCGATCTAAAGGGGAAATTAGAGTTTAATAGATACCGTAATTTAAAACAAGTGCGTAGCGTGTGTGGTGATCCTTTTGAGGCATACGAAGTATTATCAGAATTACACGATGTTGTTAAAGGGATTAAAGAAGAATTTTTAGGTAACGATTGGAACAACATTACAAAAAGCGGAAAATCTAAGCGGTTATTTGTCATTGTAGATGAAGCGGCAGAGCTGTCACCGGATAAATTTATGGATAATGACGTTAAAAAGATCATGAACGCTTGTTTGTGGTATTTGGCTGAAATCGCGCGTGTTGCTGGAGGATTAGGTATACGTTTAATCTATTGCACGCAATACCCGACTGCCGATGTTATGCCACGGCAAGTGAAAATGAATTCGGACATAAAAATGAGCTTCCGTTTACCTACAGGCTACGCAAGTGAAGTTGCTATCGATGAAAAAGGAGCGGAGAAACTCCCTTCTACAGTTGCAGGAAGGGCGCTTGTTAAGACTCATGAAATTATCGAAGTGCAAACGCCTTTTATTACAGATGAAGAAATGATGGAAAGGGTGGGGCAATATGTTATCAGCGAACGAAAGGAAGTATCACCAACGAATGGACCTACTGTTACACAGTTTGGAGAAGATGGAATTCATGAGCCGGAGTCAAATCCAACGATTATTAAACGTCCCTAATGTACGTAACGCGAACCGTATTTTATTAAACATGAGTAAATACCTCAATTCTAAACGCCTTCATGAAAATGTCTACTATTTGAACAAAGCAGGACGTAATTACATCGGAATGAAAAAGGAACCACCTAAACCGAAGCAACTTGAACACCGCCTAATGAGAAGTGATATGTATATGTACTATGACTGTCCGAAGAATTGGAAGTCTGAGCATCCGATGGAATGGCAAGATAGACACCGCAATAAAAAGAAACTGGTATCAGATGCCTTTTTCAGTCAAGATGGAACGTATTTCTTCATTGAAGCAGATCATAAACAAGCAATGAAAAAGAATATAGATAAAATTGATTTATACAGTGAAATCCTCCCGTTGCTTGAAAAACAATATAAAGTGAATTGTGTCCTTGTCTTTTACACTTTAACCACAGCGCGAAAAGAGCGCCTAATGGAGTATTGTATAGAAAAAGGAATTACATGCGGAGTATTCACAAAAGAAGATATGCAGTAGTTCATCTTGAATTAGCCACCTATATTTTTATCTGTAACTAGTTCACTCATAGTTTACTTATCTGCCGAGCTATGAATTTTATATATAGCCTAAACCATTGTATGTATCGAATAATCAAACCTATATATAAAAAGAGATACACCATTTACCAGGTGTATCTTCTCTAAATTTTAGGGTATAATGTAATCATAAAGTCATCCGGTCCCTTGGACGAATAAGACCGGTAGTAATCAGCTTTTTCTAATATGGACTTCAGCAGGCGATTCTTTTTCGAGATATCGTCTGTTTTTTTGTATGCATCAATCACGCGCTCCACTTTTGGCATGTAGTGGTTTTCGTTTGATGAACGTTTCTTTTCTCGTTCGATGTCTCGTTCAAGTGCTTGGATATCTTTTTCAATCCCTTTAATACGATCAGCTAACAATTGTTGACGTTCCATAAAACGCTCAATCGTATAGACGCCTTGTTCTAATAAGTCGTGGATATTCTCGCGCTGCCTATCGACTTCTTTTCGTTCTGTCTCTTTTTGCTTCAATGCTTTTTCTTTTAATGGAAGAAGAGTGTTTTCTTGTTTCTTTTTCTTTTGTATTTTCTCTTTCGCTTTAAACTCATTCAACATATCTTCTAATGCTTGAATAACAGCTGTTTCTACTCGTTTATAGGAAGCACCTTTGTTTTTCTTCATGCGCCTACATTCATCATTTGAACAAATGAGGGTAGCTGATTCAACTGTCGCATTCTTTGGTTGGTAAGCGTTCTTTTGTCGCCACATCGTTTTACCGCAGCACTCACATTTCAAAATCCCTGCAAATGCATTTCTCATGACTTTTTCTTCATTAACATGAGACGTATACGAGCGGTTATTTAAAATCTCCTGGACTTCATCAAATACCTTTGGCTCTATAATAGGAGGAAACGCATTTTTATGAACAATCCATGACTCAGGGGACAGGGTTTTGCGTGTGTACTTTCCGTTCCGTTTGATGTTCTTATATTTACCCCACACCAAATCACCTTTATAGACTTCATTCACAAGAATATTACGTACTGATACAGCGCTCCATGTTCCTTTTCCTGAAGCAGGAACAATCTCTAAGGCATTTAGTTCCTCAGCAATTCTACGTCTTCCTAAACCACTTCTAGCGAGTTCGAATATCTTCTGCACCACCCATGATGTCTCAGGGTCAGGGGAGAGTTTAAGTTTTTCATCCCGTATGTATCCGTAGGGAGGACGGTTGCCAATATGTTTTCCTTCTTTCACTGAATCGACACGGCCATTGTATAAACGCTTGTTAATGATTTTAAACTCTTGTCTTGCAATTAGTGATTTAATCCCAAATATTAATTCCCATGCTTCATCTTCAGGATCGTACACATCTGTAGGGGTAATGATTAATGTGGATGTATAACGGAATGCACGGTCAATCAATCCCTGGTCCAACATATCCCCACGACCAAGACGATCTAAGTCGATAACCATAACCGCATCAATGTTGCCTTTTTCTACAGAACGAATCAACTCCTGCATCATAGGGCGCTCAGAAATACTTTCACCCGACACAACTTCCTCAAATATCTTTACGATGTTGTGCTGTTCTTGTTTTGCTACAGCTAACAGACGTTTCCGGTGACGATCTAACGTATCGTAGTCACGACCTTCTTCAGCTGCTTTTTTCTCCTCTTCAATGTCACTGCGACTCTTACGCAGATAAATATACACATCTAAATGAGAAGGTTTCATGTTATCACCTCTATCTATCTATTAAACCGCAAATAAAAAAAGCCCTCAAGTGGGACTTTTTTCTTTTTTAAATTATTTTCCTTTTGTTTCTTTTGTCCCTTTCAAGATGACACCATTTTCTAGCTTGATTGTAACCCCTCTGTCCACTTCATCACTAAAAACAATGTTTATCACATGACCAGCTCCCCACTGTGTTTTAAAAAAAGAACATTAGTTCCTCCTATTTAATACCCATTATACATGTGAATAGTCCATATTTTCCCTATTTTCAGCAAATTTGAGTGTTTTTTCTTAGTTTCAACATATTTATACCTTTTGTTTAAAAGCACATATGGGTATTTGCGAGTCTTTTGTATCAAAAATAAGTTAAAAAAATGCAAATAAAAAAAGAGGTCAAACAACCTCTCTTTCCTTTTCTTCTACATATTTATCAATCGTACTCTTGATTAACAGATCGCCCACACAGATTGTTTCTCCTGCTTTTAATTCATCACAATACACTACCTTCATCTGCCCAACTCCCTTATTCCGATACGAACATTAGTTCCAAGTCTTATCTACTATTATATAATTTATCGTCTAACATTTCTATTAAAAGGTAGTGTTTGGCACTGTGTGAATTTTCTACAATAAACTACAAATTTCTACATAATTGCAAACTAAATATCCTTAAAACGTTTAATAATCTCAATATATTCCTTTATTTTATCAGGAGTTAGTTCCAGTTCTTCCATATCTTTAGCAAAAGTTATCCATTCGACTCCTATATCTCTCAGTTCTTTAGGCACTGGTTGGCTTTCACCAAATAAGTCTTTTATCTCAATATCATATATAGCGCATATATCTTTTAAAAGTTTCATGGATGGGATATAACCCTTTTCGATTTTACTAATATAAGTATAATTAATTCCTAACTCTTCTCCAACTTGTCTCATACTTAAATGTTTCTCATTCCTAAGTTCCTTTAATTTATTCCCTATTTCAGGATCAACGTAGACATCATTATTCTTATTCATAGTTTCCCCTCTCACATCCAAAAATTAGTTCCTAATAAAAACTTCCATAAGTGTGTGGTATTTGAAAGTGTTTATTCATTTGTTATTATACTTCATCTTGTTGAATATTCCTCAGTTTTAATAATTAAAAAAGGTAAAATAATGTATTTTTGTTAAAACATGATTAGTTTATCGGCATTTGAATAAAAAAATAAAAAAAGTTTAAAATAGATGTTGAAATGTATTCAACACTTATGTTATTCTTAATTCACAGGGAAGTTGAATATGATTCAACGGACTACACAACATAAAAAGGCGGTGACGCAATGAGCAAAAAGATCGCAGAACTTCGCGAACAACGTGGCTGGACTCAAACAAAGTTAGCTGAACGTTTAAATGTAACTCGTTCTCATATCAATAAAATTGAGAAAGGCAAAGCGAATGCAAGCATCGCTTTATTAGAACGAATAGCAAAAGAATTTGATGTTTCCATTAAAGATTTTTTTTGAACCTATGTTGAATATATTTCAATGAATGTCATTCAACAAATCGCACCAAATGGTATTTGAGAATCAAAATCATTAGGTTATTTGATTGTAACAGACAAATGAGATGTTTGGAAAGTCGAAAAAAGCTTATGAACAGCCGAAAACGTATCACGAAAGGTTATTGACAAAACGAAGGAGGTTGGACGATATGTCAACTTGCATAGAGTTAAGCAAGGAGGCGGTTGAAATGAACAAACCATCTAAGACGTACCAATATGGGAACACCAAAGTGAAAATTGTTTCTCCGTTAGTGAATATGACATCTGAAGAACAGCATGATTGGTTTGAAAGTGAATGGGAAAAAGGCAATCCGGTGTTACAAGACATTGTAGATGCTGCCACAGATTGCTTACTGAACGATGAAGAAGAGGTGGGTTGATTGAAAAACGATTACAAAATCTTAGGTGATACAACAATCATTTATCTCAAAAGACGTGATGGTTCCTTTTTAGAAGCATTAGTCAGTACGAATGATTTACCGAAGTTAAAAGCAACTGATTATTCTTGGCACGCAAAATGGAATGAGAACAACAAATCGTTTTATGTTGTTGCTTCAAAAATAATAGACGGTGTTAAGAAAACCATACCTTTACACAGGTTTTTAACAGACGCTCAACCGGATCAGATACCTGACCACATTAATCATCAACCTTTAGATAACAGAAGAGAGAACCTTCGATTGATTAGTGTTGGTGGTAATAATCAAAATTTAAAAGGTGCTAAAAAGAACAGCAAATCAGGGATTAGATGTGTTAGTTGGCACAAGGTAACTCAAAAGTGGAGAGTGCAAATTGGAGTGAAAGGCAAAACAAAACATATTGGTTTTTATCACGACATCAAGGAAGCTGAAAAAGCTGCAATTGAAGCAAGAGCGAAATATCTACCTTACTCAACTAATTAAGGAGGAAATAACATGGAAAATCAATTCATTGATGAAATCGAAAAAGTGAAACACCTCATCAAACGTTCTGAACAACGCATTAACGAATTAAAAAACGGTGATTACTTCGCCCTTACATTCTTACTAGCTGAACAAGTTCACTTAAACGGATTGAAGGATAAGTTAAACACCTTAGAAGATTTGTTCTTCCAGTTATGGGTTGATGACACAAGAAGTTATTTAGATGAATTACACATGAAGGGGTTGGCGTAATGAGTATCATTCACGATTATTTATACGACTTGTGGAACGATGAGGGAATTGTCCCTGAGTTAAGCACCATCGAAGAAGCGTTGGAAACAAAAATTTCTCATGATGAAGCAGTCGATATTCCGTTAGTGGTTCAAGACTTCATAAGCACTATTCGGAAAGAGGAGGGAATTATCCTTTATGGATCCACTCAAAAAACTGAAATACGATCTTAAAACCAAAGAAGATAACTTGGTTCACATGGAAGAAAAAATCCAGTTCTACCGCGAACACATGCCAAAGGTAGCTGAAGAAATCGAAAAGCTTAAAGAAGTGATTGAAATTGTTGAAAAACATTATGCAGAAAAGAAATAAGGACCTGTTGCTGACACAACAAAGTCCCGTTGGAAAAATATATTAGATGTTCATTATAACACCAAAAGGAGAGATTTACACATGAATTTCATCAAACGCTTTTGGAATGCTGAAGATCGAGAAATTAACGAATGGATTGACCGCAACGGATTAACAGTTATCAGTGCTAGTTATGGAATGGACGCAAACGAAAATGAATGCATCTTAATTGTTTACAGAAAGGATGAAGAATAAATGACAATCTACTGGTTAAATGGCCGCCCACATATCGCAACAGGAAACGGATATACCGAGTTACTACCTATAGAAGTGGCTCAACTAGATGAAGCAGGAGAAATCACAAGAAGCGAGGTTATCGAATATGACTGAAACTAACTATTATACACAATTAGCAAAAATAGATGTCGGTGAACACATTGAGAAGAAAGGTAAGTTTTCTTACTTATCTTGGGCTTATGCAGTGGACGTTCTTAGAAAGCACGATCCTACAGCAACATGGGAAACGATCAGATTCAACGGTATGCCTTATATGAAAACGGAATGCGGTTACTTTGTTGAAGTAGCTGTAACGGTACAAGGAATTACATTAAGTCAGATTCATCCAGTGTTAAATCACCAAAACAAACCAATCGAAAAACCAAATGCTTTCGATATCAATACAGCGATTCAGCGTTGTTTAGTAAAAGCAATCGCGTTACACGGTTTAGGGCTTTACATCTACGCTGGTGAGGACTTACCAACGGATACACATGCAACACCTATCACTGCTCAACAGGTCGGAGAACTTAAAAAGAACGCCTTAGAGTTTGCTCAGTTAAGAGGTCGAACAGATGATGAGGTTTACAAAGCATTGAACATCCAAGATATCACTAAATTGAATGAATCGGATTTTAACAAGCATATGGCTACCTTGAAAACTTGGATTACGAACGCTAAGAAAGAGCAGGAGCAACAACATGAAAGCGCGTGAGAGAGAAGCACTCCTAAAAGAAATGCAGAAAACGATTGATTGGTACAAAGGCATTAAACACGAAAAACCACGCAAGGGCAAATAAACAAGGGGAGCTACGGCTCTCCTACATACAACTAGGTCAGTCAGGAAATTTAATTGACGGGGGAATGACCAAAATGGAAATTACAATGCAACGCCACAATCGTGATGAATTATTGAAAGCAATCGAAGAAAACACGAAACGCGGGTTTACTCAGGTTGGTGACATTAGAGAGGTTAGCACAGGCTACCGCAACTTCAAATACGATACGTACAGCAAGAAATACGATGAGTTTTCTCATACCAGCGACAGCACCTTATATTTCGTCAAAATGAGAGGGGAGAAGCGCTGATGGGTTACATCCTAACATACTTGTTCATGGCTCTTATTGCTGTTTGTTGTGTGGGTGGATATAGCTTTTATCAGAAATGCAAAGCGATCTACGAGGAGGATCTAGGGGAATGAGCGATAAATTACAGCAAGCTATCGATGGGTACGCCTGGTTGAGCACAAGCAACACAACAGTTCTTTGTTACCTGGAAGCAGTCGAAAACGGTACATGCCATGAATCCATTATGAAGGTGGTTGAAGTTAAGTGAGTGAGGTACAAGCAGTTTGTTCCTACGCTGCGATCATCGCGTTTGTTATCGTATCATGCAGTTTCGTTTTACGTGATTAAGAGACTGAATATTCAAATAAAGGGAGAGATAACTATGAAATTAAAAAAAGACAAACAAATTGATCGTCTTATCATCGAAAAAGTTCTTGAGTTACCATATCACGAATCCGACATGTTCGGTTATTGGGTCACTTTAAAAGATGAACAAGACGCTGTTTTATTCAGTCCTTCTTCTAATATTCAAGATGCTTGGGTTGTTATTGAGAAAATAACCATCGATTTTATATCTCTAAGTAAGTTTAGTGCAATGTATGAATGTAAATTAGCTAACGACTTCCAAGCGTTTAGAGGGTATGGTGAAACCCCTTCGTTAGCGATTTGTCAAGCAACCTTAAAATCTAAAGGAATAGAAATCTAATTAAATAGAAGGAGTGGGGAGACATGGAGAAATCTTTTGTCAAGAGGGATATTGTCAAGTACAGCGTGGTTGGCATTGTTGGGGAAGTTAAATTGATTCACCGGAATAAAAAAACGAAGAAAATTGAACACCTTGAAGTGTTAGTTGTCGAATCAGATAACATCGATATCGCGAAAGGGTCTAGGTACTTCATTCATCATTCATTCTTTCATCGGGTGGAATTGTTGCCTAGTGACCAAACGGAATTGAATTATCAAGAACGTGATGAGCTAAAAGAGTTCTGTACCTTCTTACAAGAAAATGCGAATGCTGCAGCTCATAACTA